GTAGTCTATCTATATACCACGCAGATCCTGATCCAACTAAAATCAAGAGTACAAGTAAGACTGCTGCAGCTTTAAATCCCATTACTACAGTATATCAAGTATTAATCCTTTTTGGTATATGGTCAAATCACTGTAAAGATCTTCAAAGGTTTACTCTTGCCTTTTACTGCTATTGGGACTAATTCTTTTAGATCCATTCCGCTTTTCTCTGCAGTGACATCACCTATTAAAAGACTAACCCCTCTATCTTTAGTAGCACTCTCTAGCCTTGCTGCTTGATTTACAGCATCACCTATTGCTGAATAATCAAACCTAGTATCAGATCCCATATTCCCGATTGATGCTACACCTGATTGAGTTCCTACGCCCACTGCCACTGATGGTAATCCTTCTGCTTGTAGCTCTTCTGATACCCTTTCTACTTCTTCTAAGATCTCTTGTGCTGCTTCTATGGCTAATCTTTCATGATTGTCTAAGTCTAAGGGAGCTCCAAAGATATACATCCCTGCATCTCCAATAAACTTATCTACCATTCCACCTCTCTTAGTAACTGCTGCAACTTGAACAGTCAGCACTCTATTCATAATGTAAGCTACTTCTGTAGCCTTGAGCTTCTCAGTCATAGCAGTAAATCCTCTAAGGTCCGTGAATAAGTAAGTACAGTACCTTTTTTCTCCGCCTAGTTTTAACAGCTCAGGATTCTTTTGCAGCTTATCTACTTGAGCAGGATCTAAGTAATGCTCAAACTGCTTCTTAATTAATTGTCTTAACTTATACTGCTCTCTAAATCTTAAATAAAATCCAGTGGATCCTGCTATAAATTGACTGATAAGGGACCATGTGACATCTACTAATAAACCACCTGTAATAAACTTGAATCCCGTAAACGCTGTTAGAGCCATTATTCCTATACTTGATGTAATGCCCCAAGTGATACCTAAATAGCTTATTAGAATCCAAACTAGAGCCACTGAGACTGTATATATTAGAAGCTCTAGGGCTATTGCATAGTCAGGAATATAAGGTGAATCTTGTATTAAGATTGACTCAGCTAAGGCAGCTTGGATCTTATGAGGTTCTAATAATCCTGCAGGGGTTGCAAGTTGGGGCATAACTCCTGATGCAGTGACCCCTATAATTACATAACGCCCCATGACATCCATATTCTGCAGATCCGTTTGTGGTGTATCTACCCATGAGATCCATTTCATACCATTACTATCTGTCTTTACTGGAGGTATTCCTCTGATTGATATTTCTTCTATACCATTATCATTAGTTTTTATAATATAAGTTTTGACACCAAATAATGCTTTATAGATCTGAGTTGCAAAAGATGGGATCCATTGATTGTCAGTTGTTCTTACTAGAAGTGGGACTTTTCTTATGAGGTTGTCTACATCAGTAGGAGCAGTAGCTATCCCCTGTAATGATTGCTCTTGTAGTTTGTTGAGATTTTGCACTACTCCTTCAATAACTATACCACCAATATCTTCACCTTTGACCACTGTTCCTGAAGATTTAGGGTAGTTTCCACTGCTATCTGTAAACATTGCCAATACTGATCCGCCCCATCCTAAGACCTCTGCAAAAGCATCATCTCCACCCATCCTGTCAGGTTGAGGAAAGCTGATAGACCATCCAACACCTATAGCTCCTTTCTCTAAGAGTTGTTGATGGATCTCTGCTAATCTCTGTCTTGGTAATGGATATCCACCCTCTGCTGCTACATCTTCTTCTGTAATGTTTAAAATTACAAAATTACCTGAGGGATCCTGTTTTTTTACTAAAGCATCAAAGGTTCTTAGCTTGATTATTTCTGTTGGTGTAGATTGAAATAATAATGGCAGAGATAAGAGGGGTAATAGAAGAAGTAAAAATCTTTTCATTATTGACTTTGTGTGATCTTAATATAGTTACTGCTGCCACCATTAATTGTAATTACTCTGCTGACTCCATCTTGAATAAAGATAACAGTATAACTGCCACCAACATCAAGATCTAATCTTGCTTGAGAACTTACATTTCTTTGCAGAGTTAAGACCTGACCTGTTATAAAACTTGTCACCTGAGTTGTAAGGTCCTGACCAAATTCAGTTCCTGATATATTTACTGAGCTGCCATCTTGTGCTAATTCATCTTCTTCTGCAACTTCTAAAGCATCTAAAACATCAAGTAGATCTTCTAAGAAATTAACATCAAGATAATTTATGTCTAATTCACTAAACTCAAAATCATCATCAGAAAAGAAATCTTCATCTAAGTAATCTATATCTAAACCATCAAAATCTAAAGCATCTTTAGTCTTTATCACTTCTTCCTCTGAAGATAGGATCTCTTCTTTTGGTGGTGAAACAATTAGCATATTATCTAACTGATCTAGGTTTAGATCTAAGATAACTGGTTTACTTGGCGTACCTTCAAAAACTGAAACAGTTGTAGCCTGAAAAGGTTTATTAAGAAGGACTGAACCTCCTCCAGTAATGACCTCTATTTCTCCTGATGATAATCCAAAAGCATCAGGTAAAAGAATTATTAGACTTTCTCCAAGCTCATTAACAGTAGCACTGAAGTCTGTTCCTCTAATGCTGATGTTAGCAGTGGGCGTTTTAAGTTGGATGTTTTGCTTATCTATTCTATTAAGATTGCCTGTAATAAATCGGGTTGTCCCCATTGCAAAGGTAAGAGCCATCTTGCTTTTAGATGGATCAGGATCATAGATATATTCATCTATAAGAAGCTGAGAATGTTCTGTTAGCCTTACTGTAGAGTCATCTAAGAACTTTAAAGCCATTCTCCCATTGTAGGTTATAGCTTCATCATTCTGTTGAATAGAACCGCCCTGAATAGCTTGGATCTGCAGATCATTTTCTGCTCTGATCAGCTCGGCTTTGCCTTTTAGTTCTGATATATCTCCAATACTAACAGCTTGTACTTGTTCCGCCATCATTTTGAGTGATGCAAACAGTACCGCTATTACCAGTAGACATGATCTTGAGCCAATCATTATTTAATGTGCTTAATTGATTAATGTTAAAAGTTCTTGAATTACCAGTCTGATCTAAATAAAAATAACCACCATCTTCACCCTGACCTGTAAAATTAATAGTGTTTGAATCACCATCAACATCTACATAGTTAGTTGCACCATCATAGTTAATATTAAAATCAAAAGTATTTGAATCACCTTGTATTATCCAATCAAGATCCAAAGTACCTGCAAGAGCTGTAGTTCCATGATCTAAAGTAAAGGTGTTAGAACCTCCAGTGACAGCTACATTATAATTTGAGCTATCAATGCCATAAGAACCAGTTGGATCTCCTTGTATTGTGAAACTATTGCTATCACCATCAAAGTTAAAAAATCCAGTAATTGAATCACCATAGATGTCACCAAGCATCTTGTTTGAATTACCAATTTGGTTTATTTCAAGTGTAAGAGAGACAGCATCTAAATCAAAAGGATTGAGATCACCTGCAGCACTCTCTAAACCTCCTATGATATTACCTGCTCCTAACTGCTCTAAATTCAGGTTTAAAGTTGCACCTGTTTGCTCTACATAAATTTCATTATCTGAAGCTGTTGCAGCTAGTGTAAAAATTGCTAGTACGCTAATTAATGTTTTCTTCATAAGTCCAAAATCCCTTATCGTATCCGATAATAATTAAGTTATATACCGCTTCCTCTATAGCCTTCATTAAAGCTAAAGTGGAGCTCTCATTGCTAGAAGCACCTACTTCAATTTCAATGAGCTCAGCATCATCATTTATGAACTTAAACACATCTTGTGACTGACCATAAGAAAAGAGAGTTTTCTTGGACATGATCTCTATTAAGACCTCTCCAGTTGCTACGCTTATAAGCCTTAGACTAACGCTTACAATATCTTCCCGATACTGTATGCTAGTTCCAATACCTAAGTATCTAGCACCTGCACCACCTGTTCTTACATTACTATCATAGCTTACAACTGCACCCTCTAGCAATACACCTGCAAATAGCAGGGGCATAAGTGGTTGAATTTCCTCTTGGTTCTTTGTAAATTGCTCTCTTGTAGATCTAATTATTTGTCTTTCTTTTGTAAGATTATCAAGACCTATTCTTTCAGCGACTGTAAAAAATTCTCCATTACTTGCGTGTTTAAGTGCCCTAATTAAAAGACTATTTGGTGCTTGAGTTATAGCAGTTGAGAATAATGCAAATTCAGAATTAGATTTTCTTTGACCTGTTTGATCTGTAAAAGATGTAGGATAAATTGCTACTACTGGTTTTACTTTTGGTCGGGGTGCGTTTTTTAATTTCTCACTTTGGAGATCATATATTGAAGCATTGTTTAATCCTTTGGACTTAAATCTTTCTGCGTAGCTATCGTCTAATATTTGATTTATGCTACAGCTAGAAAGTAAAAGAACCGATAGGAACTGTAATTTCTGTCGTATTACCATCTGAGTCAGTTATTTTTAGGGTTATCATAGTTCCATCTTCAGAGACTGTATATTCAATAGTATTCCCCATTAGCTCTAAAATTCCGCTAGTCTGAGGTGTCTCTCCAAATAGATTATCAACTAACTGCCTACTCAACTGAGCATAGATTCTTGATTCTAGGTTTCTAATAAACCTTGCAAGTGTTGTATTTTCTTCATCTCTTTTAAGCTGTTCTTTATAGGCTTTCAGTTCTGCTAAAGCTGCTTCACGCCTATTGAACTCTTGGTTCTCAATCGTAAGATAATGTGAGCTAGTACCAACACCTGAGAAACTTGGTGATTTAAACTTGTGCACTATTTGATCAGCTCTTAATTCTTGAGCTGCAATTCCAATCAGTAGTATCACACCTACTACTGTAACAAATTTAATAATAAGATCTTTTTCTTTAGCTTTTTTTTGAGCTAATAGATCTGCTTTACTGGGTCTACCCCTTTTCTTTTTTATCTCCGCCATCATCTACCTCATTCTGTTTTAGCTTTAGAACAGTATTAACTTTCTGCTGTAATCGTATCATATCTTGATCTAATAGCCTAAGTTGATCAGTGAGTCTGATGATGGTGTTCTTCATTTCTGAGATTGCAGGATCTATAGTATTGGTTATAGTTTGCCAAACAAAATACACAAAGTAGCCTAGACCAACTACCATGATAGTTGTAAACCCGAACTGTTCTACTAGGGCTACTACATCCATTAGTCCCTTCTTGCATCAATCTTTCCATCTTCTACAAAGTTCTCAGCCCTTGCAACTCTATCTAAATCAGGAGGTAAATTTAAAGCACTAGACACACTAACATCTATTCTGATCATGTCATTATTCATTATTGAAGCTCTTGTGATTAGCATCTTTGTGATGCCCTGTATTGTTTTTATATCACTAACTAGATTCCCCATAAGCTGTTTCATTATGAGAAATATGAAGTAGCCCATACCTAAACCACTAGCTATAGGGACACCTACCTTTTCTATGAGATCAAATACTTCCAGTTTAGTCTCCTGAGTTTTCACCTTTAAAACTACTTGAAGATCCTGTTGTTCCTGCATACAAGCCAAACCATGCAGCTCCTGCACCTACTACAATAGATATAAGACCTGATTGCTCAAAGGATGGCTCAGGTAGATCCATGAACCAAATAGTACACTTATAAAGAAGCACAATATAAACAGTCAAAAACATACGGGGAAAGATACGCCATGAATCAACAGCTCTAGCTAAATGGATCCATCTCTGATGCGGGTTTACTTTATCATCAGCTTCAAGATCTCTTATTTTATCTTTAAGATCTGAGATCTCTTGGATCATAGCCATGAACTTACTAAGATCCATTTCTACTTCATTGCGGTCCATGTCTCCACCAAACCTACTACCTTGATTATTATCATTCATAATTTACTCCTTTAAGTATATTTATCTTTTACTGCCTTTCTTGCTAGATAAAATCCACCAGTCTTGGCAGCATCTCCGAACTTTCCTGAATCAATATCGTGCCATAGCTTATCTAATTGATCTTTAAACTTGCTGTAATATTGTTTCCTATTATCTGCTGCTGTTTGTTCTTTATGTAAATTTATATTCATTCACCATACCTCTTTACTATGACTTGCGTTCCGTTATGTTTTTGATAATGCAGCTTTTCAAATTTAATAATGTATGTGCTTGGCTCTTGAACAGTTAATGTCAGAGTTGTATCAGTCATAGTTCCCTGTAATGTTCCATCCATATAGACCTTAGTTCCTGATGGCAGACCTGTCACATTTATTACATCATCAATAGCAGGAGTAGTTGTAGAGAAAGTAAAGTCCCAAGCTGTTTTTTTAACTAATGCTGTAGCATCCGAATTGACATAATAAGTTGCATCAGGCTGATTATCATCTGCTAAATCCAAAGCAACATGAGATAAGCCTAAATCTGCTTGAGCTGTTTTTATGCCATCATTAATCTGACCTGTTGTAGACCAAACTATTTCTTTATTAGAATTGTAAAAAATATTATATGTTGTCATAGGCTTCCATTATTTAAAAAATTATCAGCAGTAAATATAACATATGAATAAAAGTAGACAGAATCATTACCAAGTGAAGTTGCTTTTCCATTAACATCATCAAAAGTTCTTCCGCCTACATTTGTTAGCTTAAAACTGCTAGTTGTCACATCAGTAATAGCAAGTCCTACAGTACCTGATGCTTCAGGGAAAGTTATCTCATCTCCACCTTCTTCATCATCTTCTTGGTATTCAACAGAACCTGAGGAATAAGTAAAAGGACTATATGAGCTTGTAGCTTGTCCGCTTGTTATTTGTGTAGCACTACAAAACCTAACTGCGTATGCAGGTATATATCCTAAATTATGAGTAATTGTATGCTCATGTTGAGAGTAAGTTGTTGAATTATATGTATATGTAAGTTGAGCACCACTTGTTCTATGTTGTACTTGTGGCACTAAAATACTTTGACCATAAGATTGAACTATAAGACTTTCTACTGCCCTTGAATCAAACCCTAAAGGCTCATCAGAAGTGACTACATTTTGACCTGCTCTTGAAACAAAAAGACCATGATCACTTCCTCTCTTGCCGACAAGAACTCTATTAGCCATCAGAATAAAGCCAAGTTTGAATATCTTGGAGCCACATAAGATTTCACTGATAATGATTGAGTTGTATTGTTTGTTATTCTTATTGTTTGATTTGCATTACTTTCAACAATGTTAAATGCTGCTGATGAAGTTGAAGATGTGTTTATATTTAATCTTCCAAAACCTATAAAACCGAAAGCTCTATTAAATGAAATACTTGATAAATCAATGGTTGCTGTTGCTCCTGATGTAAGTGTAGTGGTTGTAGTTGTAGCACCTGCAGTTGTTATTGGTGCTAGTTGAAACATACCTATAACTCTTGAAACATCAGTAACAGAGCCATTATCAGTATTAAAAATTAATTCATCAGCAGTGCAAGTAGTAACATCTTTACCAGTCCTAGAAACATATAAGCCAAAACCTGCAGATCCTGAACTATGTCCATGATTGGTATTAACATTTTTTCCTAAAATTAATCTATTAGCCATAATAAGTTGAGTTCATATATCCGTAGCCTAGAGGTATTCTTAAAACAAAAAAAGAACAATTTTCACATTCTATTTTATTCTCCTCATTATCTTCTAATATGTTATAACCTCGCCCTCTACCAACAGGTCCACTTGCTGTAAAAACTGAAGCATTGTTTTTTCCAACTGAATTACCTGTACCAGTAGGAGAACTTGATGCACCACTTGCAGGAAACATATGAGTAGCTGTTGTTTCCCATATACTAAAAGTGCTTACTTGTTCAAAGCTGTCATAATCTTCTTCATCACCATCTTGTTGAGCTGTACCTGTATTTGCTTCTGCTAAAGTTATCAAAGGTATATAACCTAAACCTGCTTTTGTAGAACCTGTACCAGTCAAATAGTTAATACCATTAGTATCAATAATACCAACAGCATAGGTTGCAGCATTTATACCTACTGAGCTTTCAAGAGAATCACTTGCAGGATATGAAATTACCATATCACCATTCGCAAAGGCTTTTTCAATACGGAGTCTTGAAACATTTGTTCCTGCAGAATTTCTAAAGGCTTGTATGCCTGTTATTGAAGCACTATTAATATCATTTTTAATATCATTACCAGTAGTAATTAGGTTTCCGTTAAAATAAGTAGTCACACTTGTAAGAGTGACTGTAGTTCCATCAATGATTATTTTTTTTCCTCTTAGGTCAGATCCAGTAATAGCTTCATCAATATTTACTGTACCAACTATTTGAGGGTCCGAATCAGAATTATCGCCAACAAAATCCAAGCCATTAGCACCTGCATATATTTGACCTGTTCTTGCTTTTGTTGAATCAAACAGCAAGTCCTTATCTGTAGCTGTCAAAACATTGACACTTGGCTTAGATACCTTTAAACCAAATACGCCACTCCCTAGATTTCCAAGCTGTACTCTATTTGCCATAATTAATCTGTAATAAGAATTCTTCCATTTGCACCATCAATAGTTATATTTCCTACAACTATCTTGTCATCAGCATTACTGCCTAGTGTCATTGTGGCACCTACACTTATATTTCCTGTAATGTTTCCATTGGTATCTATGGTGCTTCCATTGTTAGTTGAGCCTGTAGCCACACCATCTAATTTACCCGACCTTGTAGAATCTAAAGACGCAAGATCACTAAGCCCTACATTGGCTTTTCCAAGTGTTTCGCTGCCACTACCGGCATTGTTTAGACCAAGTGTAGTACCAGATAAATTCAATGTTATTTGGTCATTCTTGAGTATATTAGGTGCATTACTACCATCGCTTTTTACCTGGGCATCGTTTGTTACATTGCCTAAGCCAACATGTGTTGAAGAAACACCGGCAACTGTTCCTGTAAATGTAGGTCCAGTAAACATAGTAGCTTTACTTTCATTTGTGACATTACCTAATCCAACATGGGCTGCATCTACAGCACTGTTATCAAATGATTTACTATTATCCGGGCTACTACCTGCATTTAGTCTTGTCTTTTCGGTTGTGGATAACCTGTTATCTACTTTTGTTTGTGCATCTGCAGGTGTTATAGCACCAATACCACTAACTGTAACTTGTCCACTACCTGCCCCAGTCAAAGTGCCATCTGAATTTATACTTACTTGATCATTTTTCAGAATGTTTGGTGCATTAGATCCATCGCTTTTTACTTGTGCATCATTTGTGACATT